GTTACCAGACAGGCCGGTAATGAAGACAGGATAGAACATGCCGGACTTAACAATCTTTTTCAGATTACCATAGTTGCCCCAAGGAACGAAACCCTCAAACGGAGCAGGAACCAAGTTCTGCTTTTCCATATTCGATGCGACCAAGTTCATGACCGTATCAGCGACAGGAGTAGCAACCGCATCAACAATGAATGCAGGAACATCTAGTTCCGGCAACTTGAACTGATTGTAACCTACGTTACACCGTTTGAACCAAGTAGGATACGGAACCCCTGCTTTCTCAGCGGCGACCCGTGCATTATCTTTAGTGATGGTCGAACCATTGCCAAACATCTCGGCAGCAACATCGACAAACAATTTTTTGCGGGGAGTTAATTTAACAGTCATAGCAACCTCGTTCATTGTTTTCATCATCATTATCTTATTATCGCACACTAAAGGAAGTTTGTCAACACTTATTTTCACTTTTTTCAAAGTTTTTTTATGCAACCAATGCGACAAACTTATTGAGAAGCACTCGACTCTGGATGCGTCCCTTGTTGGACTTGGCGAAGGCAGTCTTGAGTTTGCCCTTGGAAGCACCGACCAAATCATCATCTAGACCACCATTCTCGACACTCAAGGCACCACCACCCGGCAGGATGAAATACTGGTCATAACCCTCAGAGTCGAGCATCACAACCTTGTCTTTACGCATTTTGGCCATTGCCTGATCGACATCCAACATGTCGTTCCGTAGGATATGCCACCAAATGTTTCGTTTCACCGCACCATTGCGACCAGAACCGGCAAGGAAGAACCCGACAACATTCATATCATACACTCGATTCTTGAGAGCTTTGAGAAGAACATTAGTAATCGTACCATGCGTGGATGCGGCCTCATACCGCTTATTAGTCACAGGGTCAATCAAAAGATTCTCTTTTCCGAACCTCTGATAGAAATCGCCTCTATCATTTGCATCCTTGACACCAACCAGATTATTGCTGGCACCATCAGTCAGAAAAATCGTGTTGATCTTTTGAACACCAGATGCTTTCTTGTACTTGGGCAGAAAGTCCATCAAAGTGATAATTGCATCATTCAAAGGCGTTCCACCCAAAGAATAAGAACTTGGCGGGTTAGTAGGATAACCAGTTTCTTTCCAATTCTCATACTGCCGACCATATCGTTTGGCAATCATCCAGACATAGTGCATCACCTTTTCTTCATCAGCAGCACTCATTTTACTGGAGAAGAAATTCAGAAGACGCATATCATTAGAGATGGTGATTTCACCATAGTTCACTTCCACGAAACCAGAATTGGAATAAGCATTACGATTGTAGCAACTGGTAAAAGCAAACACCTCAAAAGGAATCTTAGTGCGACGGCAGAACATTACCAACTGAAGCAACTGCTCAATTGTGCCTTTCAGATTTTCACACATTGAACCAGACCAATCAACAACCATAACCATACCGTGATTAGTAGCACCCGGCAGAGTCGTTACTTTCTTGAACAGATCATCATTGAACTTGTAAGTGTGAAGCGCACCCATATCGAGAGTACCAGTCTTAGAAGTGGCAGCCCGTGCATACTGGTCAGCAGACTTTTTCATCTCAAATTCTTTGACCATATAAGCAACAGTCTTCTTCGAGTCGTTCTTGAACTCTTTCACTTCATTCAAAGAGTGAGCAATCCATGTATCATCAGAACCATCGCCATAGTGGTCACCCATCTCGGCAACAACAGTCTTGTAATCCACGATAAACTTGGAAGAGTCAACCTTGGGAATACGAGCATAAATCTTTTCAACAGCATTACTATCAGCAAGAGACTTCAACCCATCTTTCAGAGCCGTATCAGTCTTGGCCTCTGGAACACCAGCAGGAGCAGAGGAAGTGGCATTACCACCTACTTCCGAACCCGTAGTGGTATCACCTTCGGCATCATCGCCATCTTCGTTTCCTTCTTCTATCACAGAATTAGAATCATCACCATCAGAGTCGACAGTAGAATGTAGGCTATCATCACCAGCATCATCCACGTTAGAATCTTCATCACCCTTTTCTCCTTCTCCTTCACCAGCACTCATGGAATCTTCTTCACCATCATTGTGCTTGTCAGTTTCTGGATTGTCTTCCATAAACTTGTAGAGGTCTTCAGCGAGATCAAGAACTTCATCTTCCGTTTCAAGCTTCTCTGCACGGTTAACAAATACTTTCTCTACATCAGAGAACTCGACACCCGGCAGCATCTTGAAATACAGATTGATGCGGTCAATCAAGTTACAAGATTTAACACCCTCATTTGCAATCCCGAAAAAGTCACGGGCAGCAAGAGCGGTATAACCTTTCTTGAACAAATTGACAGAGCCGGGATACTTGCGCTTTACGAACTTCTCAATGCGAGCATCCTCAAGGATATTCACAAAGGAGTGATTTAGTTTGCGCTCGGCAGACTTCTCAATCATATCCATTGAAGTCCAGAGAGAGTGGCCAATCTCATGGCACACCATCAACTCTTCTTCTTCCTTGGAGATTTCATCTTTCCAAATCGGAAGACCAAGCTCACGCTTCTTGATATTGAAGTATGCGGTATCCATTGCCTTGTTAACGACATGGATATCTTCTTCAGCAAGAAGGCGAGCGATTGTGTTTTTGTTTTTCATCATATCTAATACTACCATGTAGAAAGGATATTGTCAACAATTATTTAAGCATCAAACTCAAATAATTTCAGACCAGAAAACAGGGTGAATCCGTCAATGTTGGGGATTTTGACCATCACTTCAAGGTCAATACCCGCTTTGGTACGGACGTTCTCAATGCGACCCCTACCAAGAGGCGTGTCAATAAAGTCGCCTTCGGCACCCCAAAGGTCATTCATGAAGGTCTTGAGTTCGTTATTAGTCATAGCAACCTCGTTTGTTTTCTCACTATACACATTATCGCATGTAGAAGTGATATTGTCAAACATAAAGTAGCATTCTATGTCGTTTTATTTGATTTTAGGTCAATATGTGATATTTATATCACAACAACATAAACTCCATTAGTGGTGATGCGGCGTTAATTCGTTTCTCTGCAATCTCAAAATATTCTTTTTCTCGTTCAATACCGATAAACTTAAACCCTTCATCCTTGGCAGCCATTCCTGTAGAACCACTACCCATAAATGGGTCTAGCAATGTGCCGCCCTTTGGTGTTACAAGTCGGCACAGGTATTTCATCAACTCTTGCGGTTTCACTGTGGGGTGCGTATTATCCTCGCCTCTCTCTGACTTGGATACTTTTGGACAATAGAAAAATCTTGCAGCCGAACCTTCATTACCAATGAAAGTATTCTTTACTCTATCTGCCTTTGAGCCGCCCGACCAACCTGTGCTTTCTTTTATATTCATATCAGGAGACAGTGTTCCACTTTTTGTATGTGGAAATCCACTCACAACTTCTTCACTTCCATCATGCATTACATTGGCAGGGAATCTACCACCTTCTACTCTACTACCATCAATGTTAATGCCACCAGTTCCATGTTTTAATATATTATCTGCGATAGATTTTTCTGATAATGGTTTTCTTGCCATCACAATCGGTTCGTGTGCAGGCTTGAGTGCAGTTCCCCAACCATCACCAAGATTATGTGACTTTGGAAATCCACTTCCATATAACCACATTAGCTGGTCACGAATCTCAAAACCAGCATCTTCTATCGCAACTGCCATTCTGTGATAATTACGAGAAGCAGAAAATGCAAGTAGATGACCACCGGGCTTCAGAAGTTTCAGTGTAAGTTCCCATGTCTCTTTGCGAAATGCAATGTCTCCACCATCCCATTCCTTACCCATAAACCCTTTTGATGCTCTTGCAAATGCACCATCAGTTCCATGTTTGGCTGGGGAAGAACCTTTCTTACCAAATCTATCTACGATAGATGTTAGATGATATGGTGGGTCTGTAACAATGGAATCAACCTGTACTCCATCATCAATTAGTTTTTGCATTGCCTCTAGGCAGTCTTCATTCAACAACATGACTAAATTTTCCGTTCAAAGTCCGAGCGTTTGCCCGTTATTACCAACCCATCATCATTCTTACTTCTTCTGAAACAGATTCCATAGTAAAGGGAGGTTCAAATGTTGTTATGACCTCAACATGTTCTACTCCCGGTGCATAGCCAGCTTGTCTAATATTCTCTGTAATCTCATCTGCAAAACCACACCAAGCACTTGTGAGCGTGTGTGTAATGGTAACCCATGCATTTTTTTCCTCAACCTTTATATCATATATTAAGCCAAGGTCATATACATTAATACTGATTTCTGGATCATGCACTTGTTTTAAATTTTCAATAATTTGATTGTAATCTATTTTATTTTTCAAATTTCACTAGAGCAGTACACTCCCCTCCCTGAGATATTTTAAAATCATAATCTCGTTTCATGCCTTCTTTCAACATTCTATTTACTACTTCTTCACCTTTATCATTCAATCTATAATCATGACACAAAAACCAAAACTTGTCAAGTGTTTTTTCAAACATATTTTCACAATCTTCAAATTTTAACCACCCATCGACAAACACAAAGTCAAATCCATCTATGCCATTATCCCAAAACTCCATGCTTTCTGTGTTAGGATATCTTATAATCCTCTCGAAACCCTCATGAATAATAAACCTACCCCTATTCTTATCTACAGTATGTATCTCACAATCACTACCAAGAGCCATTGCATATGCAGATTTACCAACTAAAGTTCCAATCTCCAATATCTTTTTTGGTTTATATTCTAAACAGGTTTCATATAAAAAATAACAATCTTCATTACTTGTGCTATTTGGTGTATCAGGCCAATCATCAATTAGTTTTAGCATAAACTTTTTTATATTCACCATAAAAATACTCTGCTATCTGTTCATGTCCTAGTTTATTCGGGTGAATATCAGCTACCCATCCTTCTGGCCTGCCGGGACGAACACCACCATCGACACGATTTGTTTTTCTTGTTGGATCATGTTTAGCTAAAATTTTATCAATATCAAATCCACCAAGTTCCGTAACCATTGGCCACCCCAAAAATTTTTTCTTATCCATAGCATCATAATAATTACTAGAAAATATTGCTTCTACCATTTCTTTATGACCATTCAAAAAACTATTATCAAGCTCTGGTTCCGGCCATAACGATGGATATGGGAACATTGTTCCGATTGAAAAATAATCTAGATTTTCATTTTCCATAATTTGTTGAAATGCATAGAATGTCCTCAATGCTCTTATAGTTCTCATTTTTTTAGTGAACATACCGTTCTTTTTGAGTATTTCATAAATATCATCTTTCCAAGTTTGGTCGGAAACAGCCAACTCATAAGGATGATCTGCTCGTCTAGTAGGATTGCCAAAAGCAGAGCATTGATCAGTATCGGGATATCTACGAAAGCGCATATTTTCTCTGCAAACAATGGTATCCCAATTAAAAAAATGATGACTAGCTTCTAATTCTCCTTTATCATAAGCTATTTTATCGACATTATTATATGGAAGTTCTAATTCAAAATCTATTCTTTGTGGTCCAGCCCACGTTGATATGACTAAACCTATATCTTTTTTATTTTTTTCGGTAGCTAATATATCCAATATCACACTTAAATTGTATTCATTTCCTGTGCCACCTTGAGAAAGATTAATAGCTTCCATATCAAGCTGTTCACCAAGAAGTGTTGGCCACATAGGAAACTTAGTTTCTAGAATAGACTTAACTTTTGAACCATTATGAACTTTTTTAATTTTTGGACCATATGATATAGAAAGAGGATCAGAATAACTATCCCCAAGAACAATTAATTTTTTCATAATATTACTCCGATATATGACTGAAGTTCTTAATCTTCTCAAATCGTATTGTATCTCTAAACTTGTCTGCGAGGGCATCCTGTTTGTGACTGATCACAAATACATTCTCATCACCCAGTGTATTGAGAATCTTTAGGAACTCGTCTGTGCCTGTGCCATCCAATGAGCTATCAAAGATTTCATCTAGAATGAGCAGATTGGTATTAGTGCTGTTCTTCATCTTTGCAACTGCTCTCCAAGTAAATAGCAGTGCAAGGTCAATACGCATCTTCTCACCTTCACTAAATGAGTCGTATGTGAAGTCATCACGATATCTTGACTTAATGTTCTCCTCAAAATTCTCATTCAGTGTGAAATTAATATAGAACTCCATAGATGTAAGGTAGGTGTTAATCAACTTATTCATAATAGGAAGATACTGCTTGATAATTTTAGTTTTGATGCCAGTATCTTGAAGCATATTTCTGGATGCTTCGGCATAAGTTTTATCTTCTCGCAACTTAGATTTCAAATCATCAAGAGTTATAATCTCTTCTTTCAGTTTTTTCAAATCAGTGTGATCTGTATTCTCAACATGTCCATTTTCTAAATGGTCTACCTCTGATTGCAATGTTGCATTGAATTTTTGTAACTGAGACATAGAACTATTCTCTTTTGCAATCTCAACATTGTTTGATTGTATATCCTGATTGACTTCATTGATTATAGCAATATTTGCTTTAGTTGCATTCAATTCATCTTTAAGGTCATTCATTCCTTTAGACAACTTATCGGCTTCAGTTTTCTTTTTATCAACTATATCAGACTTGAAAATCTCATCAATGTGTTGTTGACAAGTAGGGCAATCCTCATTAGATTCAAAAAATCCAACAAGTCTACTGTGTGCCCTATGTTTTTCTTTCAGTTGGGATTGGATGTCCTTTAACTTAGTGAACTTCTCTTCAACCTTTGAGGAATTAGATATCTTCTCATGCATAACCGCAATATCATCTTGAAGGTCAGCAATCCTTCTTTTCTTTTTAAAAACTTCTTCTTCATTACCAGAAATTAAAGTTGTTTTTTCAATCAAAAGTCTTCTTTTGTTTTCCTGTAAGTCCTCAATATATTTTTCTTTCAGAGAAATCTTTTCTGAAGTTAGTTCAGCCTTGTAACGAATGTCCTTTATACTATCATCAATTGTTTTTAGTTTCTGCTTGAGTATCATATTCATCAAAGAAAAGATTTGAATATCCAAAATCTCCTCAACAACATCTCTACGATGCCGTGCCTTCAATTGCATGAAAGGAACAAATGTAGATGAACCAAGAATAACAACCTGTGTAAAACTACGATAGTTCAATTTTAGAATCTGTTGTTCTAGATACTTCTGGTAATCTCTGGAATTTGCATCCTGATTATACATCTTATCATTGATGTAAATCTCAAACACATTTGGTTTGATGCCACGAATAACCTTTACTTTTTTACCACCAACTCTAAACTCCACCTCAACAATACATCCACTAGCATTAACAGTATTGAGAAGTTGTGGTTTGTTGATGTTACGAAAAGGTTTGCCGAACAACCCAAAGCATAGTGCGTCAAGCACAGTAGATTTCCCTGCGCCGTTCTCACCAATAATCAGTGTAGTTGATTGTTTGTTTAGTTGTATTTCGGTAAAATTATTTCCAGTTGATAAAAAGTTCTTCCACCTAACGCATTCAAAAGTGATCAAATTTCTAAATCCTGTGCTTCAGTATATAAAGTTCTCATTGTATTCTTCAGTCTATCTTTACTTAGGTCTACGGGCAACTCGTCAATATATTTTTCCAGCAATGTCATCGTATCTTCTGAGTTCTCAACAATATCATCAGATACATTACTTGCATCCATCTCTGAAAAGTCTTCAACGATCTTAACATCATGACAGTCTGCGGCCAAGAGCTTATCTACAAATCTATCGAATTGGAACAAATCTTTCTTATTGACTACCACCAGTTTCACATACTTATTCTTGTAGGCCGACATATCATGATTGTCATCGAATGCTGACACTGTATCATCATAGTAAATCTTGGAAAAGATATTGTATGGATTTACAATGCGTTCAAGTTCTCTTGTCTCTGTATCAAATATATGAAACCCTTTTGGGTCTTCCCAATCATTCCAGTAAATTTCATATGGTGTGCCGAGATAATATACTTGTCCATCATCTGACTTATGATGATAATGTCCACTCATAACTGTATCAAACTTTCTAAATTCTTGTTTGTCCCAGCCATGATCCATATACATACCCTTCTGCATTTCAAAGCCATTCAACTCCAAATGACCCATACAGATTTGAGCAGAGGTTTCATCAATCATACCCATAGAATGAATATAGTTTTGACTGTTAATCCAAGGCATGAAAAGAATTTTACACCCATCGAACTCTACCTCTTGTGCTTCTGGATATACCTTAATGTTACGAAATTTACCGTCTACAAGCTCCTGTAGTGAGTTCACATCGTTGGTATTCTTATAAAAGGTATCATGGTTCCCAACTAACATGTGTAAATTAACCTTCAGCTGACTGAATGGTAATATGAATCTTTCACGAAAATCTTTCGCAGTCTTGTACGAAACAAATTTCCTACGGTCCATAACATCGCCTAAATGAATACAAGTTTTTATGTTATGCTGATGCAAATATGGAAAGAACACACCCTCATAAAATTTATAAAAATATTCATTAAAATTTGCGTTGTCATTTCTTGCCCCAAAATGGGTGTCAGTAATTAGTGCAATTTTCAAGAATCTTTCTCCATAAAAATTTCTAATCCTTTTTTCTTTGCTGGCTCTTTTTTCTTTGGTTTATAAACATCATCTTCTGGTAAAAACAATTTCGTATCAATTCCTTCAACATAATAAGAAGAATCATCTCCTTCCATTGTAGTGAATGAATCGTATGCATCTCGCTCAATCATTTTGTTTCTTACATGACTTTGCTTTTTCTCTTTCGCAATTCGTCTAAGAAAAGCATAATAGATTATTTGTGTAAAATACGCAAAAGGATTATTAGATTTTTCTGGATTAAAGTTTTTAACATATTGCAAACAGTTTTCAATACCATCAGAAATCATATCTTCTCTGTATGTGTAATTGATAAAGTTTGGTTTGTAAGATAGATGAGTAGCAATTTTTAGAAAACACTCACCAATATAATCTGTAACGGGCGGTGTTTGGATTTCATTCTTTTCAGCAAGGTCATATCCTTCACGCCACTCAATCATTGCTCGTAAAAATTCTTTATTATCGACATAATGAATACTTTTTTTCTTTGCCATTTAAACTCCTTCTAATTATCATTATACTAATAATACACTAATAAAATATAATTGTCAAGACCCATAGGGGACTTGACAAAGGGTCAAAATTTGTCTATTATTACTATGTGGAGTCTTCAATGAATGAGTTTAGAATCTACTTTAGCTTCTCTTAGAAGGTCATCATATACCTCTTCATCCATATCTTCTTCTGGAATCAGGTTAACACTGTTATCCCAATCAGCATCAATTCTAAGCATCACGTATTCATAATACTTTGATAATCCTACGGAGGCATCAGCTATCAAGATACACTGACTCTTATCTATATTGAAATACTTTTGGTCTGTAAAATGATGCATCCAAGGCGTCAAGTTCAAAGTTTCCCCCACTTCACCTATTCGGTTCTGTATTGGAACAACATCCATTTTTAATGGATTCATAATGTCGTACATCATATCATCGTGAGCGTTTAGTTCACACACAATCATTTCGCCGTTAGACAATTTCAAAACTTTATAAGAATCTAAATTCATTTTAAGTTTATCCTTTTAATTTCATAATCAAATTGTTGGTCATCATATATATTTATACGTTCTTTAAAATGTCTCAAAGTGAAATTGAGTTTAGAATCGAGGGAGAGATCGTCGGCGATATCGTATAGCCGTAACGTCTTGTCACCCCCTTGTTGCCGCAAACCCCGCCCCAGTGACTGAAGCACCCTGATTTTGCTTTTTGAGGGGCTTGAGAACACGATGTTGTGAATGTTACGAATGTTAATCCCAGTGCTAAAAGTCCCATAACTCGCAACGATGATGGCATCTTTTTCATTTTCTACAATCTCCCGTATCTCTTCTCTGGTGTCTGTATTGACACCACCATATACAAAGAAAACCTTTCTGTCTTTATATTTATCTTTAATTAAATTATAAAGAGGTTCACCATGCTTTTCTACGAATTGGAAAAGGCAGAGAGTGTTACCATTGCAATAACCCACAAGGTTGCATAGAAAAATATTCCTTTCAACCTTAGTGACGATGTATTCCAATTCTGCCGCATACTCAAAGTCCTTTACTATTTGTCTATCCTCATCAGGATATTTTAAAATTATACATTTAATTTTTAAGTCTGCTAAAGTTTTATTGTCAATTAATTCTTTAGTGGTTATTACATATCTTACTTTACCAAATAACCCTTCCAATACTAATCTGTGTGTCTGTGTATCATCAAGAGTCCCTGTTAATCCAAAACGATATTTGCAAGTGTCGAGTTTTGTCATAATACCTGTAAGTGACTTTGCTTTAAACAAGTGTGCTTCATCACCAAACACTGCACCAAACTGTCTAAAATATTGTCTAGGCATTCTGTGAATAGATTGCCAAGTGGATATTACAACATCCTTTGTTACTTTTTTATCATGACCTTGATATATTTTTTGACAGTATGTTTCAGAACTCCACCCATAATCTTCAAAGTCTTTATACATCTGTTCGACAAGCGAAGTTGTTGGAACCAAAATTAAAGTTTTTAGTTCCATCATCTGGTAGTAACGAATGAGACAGTATATTATTAGTGACTTGCCGGAAGCAGTAGGAGAAATAAGCAAAGAACGATTTGTGGCAATAGCATGGGCAATGGCATCAATTTGATAATCTCGTACTTCAATCCGTTTTCCATCAAGGGTTGGTCTAAGCCCTCGTATAAATCCTTGCACCACACTTCCGGCCACTGTGCGTTCACTTCTAACTCCGGTTTCCAGTTCATAAGTTTCACCATTATTTTTAAGGTACTCTTCTATATAGGGAAGAAGTCCAACATATATCTCACCTGTGACAATATTGTACAATCTGATTTTTCCATCCCACATCTTGCTTCTGTATGCAGGCATGTATTTGAAACCGGGAACTTCAAAGGTAAAAAAATCATTGAGTTCAGCAGCTACGGATGGTTCAACATCAGACAAGCTTAGATATACTTCGCTCTTTTTAGATATTAGCATTTTGGAAAGTTCCGACTTCCCCATACTCACCCCTAACAATAATATTCCAAGATACACTAATTCTGTCTACAGGAGTTGGAGGAACCCAATGTTGTAGCCATGCCGGAAAAATATATCCAGTGCAGGGCAAACAATTGAACTGAACCATATTTGAGTTATACTTGTTTGATTCTTTTCTTGGAGAGAGGACACTTGCTTGAACTCTAGGATCAAAGAATTGAATTGGTGATGCTGGAAATTCAGAATGAAGATAAAATACTCCAGAGAGTAAGTTATTAGAATGTGTATGTGGTGGATGTGATTGATTGGGCTTTAGATGATTTGACCACATGCTTGTGATTTCTACTTTATCAAACTTGTATTTTAAATCATTTAGATATTGTTCATTCTGTTCATGAACAATATCTACCAATTTTCTAAATGTAGATAGATTCTGTAATCCATCTTTAGATTGATTCACCATATCTTCATTTTCATTTGCTAAAATGTAAGTATCCATTTGTGTTACATCAAGTGCATTGAGATCATTAAAACCACAATTAAACTCGTATACCATCGTTGGAAATATTTCGTGTTTTCTTACATTAACCACGATATTACACTCCACCTTTCTCCTTTTGTTACGGGTTTAATCTCATGAGGAAACATGAAGGTAGAAGGGAAAATTATTGCAGAACCAGCTGTATAATGAATTTCATTACCAGCAACAATAAGTTCTCCTCCTTCATAATCATCATTAGGAAACATAAAAATTGAAACTTGTGGATAACCCCATTTTTCAGATGCAGCTATCCGTTCCCACGATGAATTCTCAGGAGAGTTATTTGAATCCTTATGTGGTTTATAACGAAGATCACAATGCTCAATCACATAACCACCAGTATCATATCTACCAATACGAAAATCAGTATGATGTGTAACATTAAATGTTTCATGTTCTTTTTTATAAAGATCAGCTACCTTGGAACGTGATTCTTTTAAAGCTTGATATAAGTTATGATATTCATGATGAACATCAAGCCAATCTTCATCGAAGTCCGCTCTAGTTTCACTAGCATTACCGCCAATAAAAGCTGATGCATTTGCGTCTGGTGGCTGATCTGTTCTTGCACGCCAATCCCAATTACTTTCAATGATTTCTTTACACATTGCACTATCAATAATATTTTCATAATAACCAATATAATTTTTTACATCAACCATGATATTACACTCCACCTTTCACCCTTTGTTACCGTTGTTACTTCATGTGGAAACATAAAGTTTGAAGGGAAAATTATTGCAGAACCGGCTTTGGGTTTGTATTTATTTTCTGCAATAATAATTTCTCCCCCCTCATAATCATCATTTAAAAACAAGAGAACTGAGACTTGGGGGTATCCATATTTTTGACCATGAGAATGATGTATGTTGTCAATATGTGAGGACATAAAACCATTAACACCATACTTGTTAATACGAAAGTCAGTATGATGGATGCAAGAAAAGTTTTCATGTTCTTCTCCATAAAATCTCATAGATTTTAATACGGCATCTTTCAAAACTGGATAAGGTCTGTTTTCTTCTCTGGCCCAAACCTCATCCATTCTAACTCGTTCTTCACTATTGAGACTATTTCCTTTATCATTTGAATATGTTGATGGATTCCAGTCCCAAGGATAATTATAAATACCTTCTATTTGACTACCAGAAATAACATCATCATAATAACCAATCCACTTTCTCATCAAAAACCTCCGGCAATAAACTTCTTCCAATCTTGGGCATTACGAATATCCCATCCTCTACTATCTATAGACTTAATAACACCATCTATAAACTCTATTACTATTTCATAGTATATAATTTTTTTCTCAACCTCTATAACGTCTTCATCAGAATTTATATAAACGCCAAGATCAGTTTTCAGAACCTTGAGGTCAAAGGGTTTTGCAGCATAAACTTTTGCATCAGATTTACCGCCATAATATTCCCATTTTTGGCGATACAACCTTTTATGTTCAGCTTTGCACTGAAACATCATAAGTTTATATTTGGACTTATAGTCCAGCCATTTTGGTTTAATGATTTGATTTTTATAAGATTGTTGGTGTAGGTCTTCATCATCTAAAATAATAAGGTCTTCTTTGGCTTCCGCCTGTAGTTCACTTAACTTATCCATTTATTCTCCATTATTGTATTAGCAATTTCCAAATTCGTAGATTTGATATGAAAATGTTGCACTCGCTGTCGTATATTGAACATCTGTGCTGTCCTGACTAAATTGTATTGCACTAAGAGATACGGGATATATGTTTTGAAAATCAACTTGAAGAATAGGATTATTTTTATTTGAAAGTACCATTAGATATGCATCAGAAAATAATGCATTTGCTGAAGTAACTTTTCCAACCCTTTCGGTTGACGGAATAGATATAGATACACTAGGTGTATTTGATGTATTTGATCTAAAATCTCTAAACTGCTTTCTATCTTTTGGAAATCCTATAGCAGTCATCCATTCATGTAATGATCTATAGTTTTCCAAAAATTCATCAACTATAAAACTAATAGTTAATTGTTCATATGTCAGTTTATCACCCATAACTGGAATAGATTTAAACGGGGTTTCAAACACAGCATCACCCAGATTGATGCCGGGAATATTCGCAGCAGTTGTAAAAAACTCAACCTTCGGTAATTGGTTAATACCAAAACGAAATTGAGTTGGGCTAAGATAATCTAACTTATCTGGTTGTCTTGCGAGTGGTCCTTCTGACATGATATATCTATTTATAAAGAAAAAAAGGGGAGAGCCAAAGCCCTCCCCAAGTTTATAGTTAAGTTTCTTATTCTTACATAAGGTTAGTAACTTTAACCCGACGATAGTAAGCATTTGTATTTGCTGCGAGTGCGATTGTAGCAGCTGTATTAGCGGCTTCGGCACCAGCACGGGCAAATGGGTTAGCAGCCATACCATAACGGGTTTTGAAACCAATTTTGGGCTGGAAGTTACTCTCACCAACCGCACGAACCATTTGTAATGGAACATATGGGCAGTAGAAGAAACCAGCATCATAAGGTGATGTACCCTTATAACCAACAACATAATACTGACTTGCAGCACTATTTGCTGAGTATGGATCAACATAAACCTTATAACGACCATTCATCACACCAGCAAATGTGGTGGATGTGTCATCAACATTAAGGTTGTTGTTGAGGGCAGGAGTGTAATCAAGAACACCGGCCATCTGAAGTGCAGAAGCAACATCAGAGGAACAGATGATCATATTACCCTTACCACGACGAGTCTGTTGACCAATCGCATTGGCATCACGCTCAATCTGGAACATAAGTCCCTTGAACTTCTCAACTGACCAACGACCATTTGAGTCGGTGTCCAAATCGAAGATACCAGCAGTTGTTGTATTAACTGATGCACCTTTAACAGCAGTATTGTAGATAGAACGAACAACCTCACGGTTGATTTCTGCAAGAATTTCTGTTGAAAGAATGTTTGCAAGTTCTGTCTCAGCATCCAAACCGTGGATTGCCTTGAGGTCTTGAGCAAGTTCCATTGAATACTCGGCTTTCAATGCACGGGAAACTGCCGTGACAGTTGACTTATCAATACTGAATGACATCTCAGCAAAAGCGTTTGTTCCGCTATCACCCAATGCTTCAGATTCTGCTGTTGTCATACCAGTTGCAATTGCGTAAGCACCAGCAGAAGGACTGTCATTTAGTGCAGCAGGATTGCTTTGACTTGCAGGGATATCACCACCACCGATTGTACCAGCGGCATTTTGGTTCGAGAAGTCACCAGAGAAGCCGTTTGCAGCTGCGCCGGTTGTCTCATCAACCAATGCTTCTTCACCATCCATTGATAGATGACGGGCCCGCATTGCAAAGATAAGTCCTGTTGGACCTGTCATTGGCTGAACACCACAAATATCATATGCGATAAGATTTGGCATTGCACGACGAACTAGTGAGATCAAAATTGGGTCCCAATTTGATACGCCGGAAATATTACCTGTAGGAACAGATTCGTTAAGGAATGCTGCATCTTCTCTTAGAGCTTTTTCTTGGTTTTCTAGAATAACAGTGGTAACTGACCGCTTATAGGCATCTTCAATCTTTGGAAGATCGGGATGTTCTAGGACTGGCGACCACTTTTCTTGTAGATGTTCTGCTTGAAACATTTGTTTCTCCTTTATTTTATTACATCTATTTATATAATATTAAACTTAGCGCCCGTTAATACGAGTCTCGACACGACCAATAGCAGACAAATATGTCTTCATTGTATCACTCGTATCAATGTCCTGTGCGGCGCTTCCGTAGTCATCTTCATTATGAATAAAAGTCTCTTCTAGGTTTTCACTTTTTGGAAAATAGTTTTCCTTTAGGGTGTCGAGTTTGGCACGGAAACCAGCTTCATCCCCAAAGTCAACATCTTCTACTAGAGAGGCAAACTTCTCAACTTCTGTATCGGTCAAATCAGAAGCAACTTCTGCAATGACCTGTTCCCGAACCAACTCAGAGTTCGTAGAATTCATTTGGATATTAGATTCCATAGTTGAATTCAACTGCTCTTCCAGTTCAGCAATCTTGTCAGATTGTGCTTCCAGAACGTCATATCTTTCGTCTGGAACGTCAATGTAATGATCTTCAAACAACTGTTTCAAACCAGAAATAAAGTCTTCAGCAATCTCACCTTTAAGTCCACGCTCAATTGCTAACTCATTTTCTTTCATCCATTCCTCTACAACGTAATCGAGGTATTGATCTACTTTTTCTGCAAGTGACTGTTTATACTCATCGACTTCTTCAGCAATTGCAAGTTGTTGCTCTTCTACAATTCGTGTAACTTCTTCACGGGTCTTTGATTTAACGGCCGCTTCAAAGATTGTTGCGGCTTTCTGCATGAATTCTTCAGAAAGGTCTTCGCCTGCTACCAAAGCTTCAACGTCAGCAGTGATATCAATGTTCTGAATATGCATCTCTACAGCTTCAGCGACTTCATCTTCCTTTTCTTCTTTGTCATCATGCATACCATTCATCATGGAACCATAAGCAGCATGAAGGTCTTCTTTATTCATGCCCATCATCTTCTTATCCATAGCAGCCATGAGTTCTTTTTTACTCATTTTTTTATCTTCGTCTTCTTCTTCTTCGACTTCTTCTTCGTCGTCGTCTTCTTCATCTTCTTCGTCATCTTTGTGAGCGGCTTCCTTGACCTTTTTCATTTTTTGTATTGGGTCAGGCTTACCTTCACCTTTTTGTTGTGCATCACCAGAAACTTCTGATGCTTTATCAGCAGCAATATCAGTTGGTGAACTAGCTGCATCAGGCTCAACAACGGCTTTACCGCCATCTTGAATTTCAGCATTACCAACTGCTTTTAGTTTTTTCTTTCCCTCGGCAGGGACAGAACCTTTTTTCGGGGCATCAGCACCAGAAAGAACCTTTTTTCGGGGCATCAGCATCAGAAGCTTCTTCAAGTTCCGCTAATACCTCCGCTTCAAGTTCCTCTATTGTTTGGTCTAATTCAGACATAGGAAGTCTCCTTTTGTTAAATAATATTTATAAATTATAATTTCTTGAGGAATTTAGCAAACTCTAATGCTTCCATATTCGCTTGCCTTTGACGCTTTTTAACATCAAATCTCTTTTTCACTTCTGCAACATGTGCTTCAATTAACGAACCGTTATTCCAAACCCACTCTTTCCCCTCCATAACACCTTCTACAAAAGCGTTAGGAGCGGAAGGGTCTGCAACAATATCAGCAGCAGCCGCAAGGTAAAAATCATCTCTCACATACTTGGCACCATTCCTCTCGTCCAAGCTTCCCATGCCTCTAGATGAAACACCTAATTTGGTTCCCTCGTCCATTAAAGTTTTGACGATTTTACCCATAGGTGTTTCTAAAATACGAGCCTCACCAATAACATCACTACCATCTGGTTTTAATGATGTAACTAGGTGAGAGACTCTTTCAAGGTTGACTGTAGGGCCATCTGGATGACCTAACTCACCAAATGCCCTATTCTCATCAACAAATTTCTTATTATAGTTAGCAACTTCTTTCATCAACACATCTTTAGGATAGATACGACCATTACGGTTCTTGACATCACCCTGCATAAAGATGCCACGAATCTTGTAATCTTTCTTACCGTTTTCTTTCTCTTCACAGATGTATTCTACATCTTGAATTGATTCTGAAATTAATTTTATATTCATGCGCCCGGATGTCCTTGTGCAACTTCTTCAACATAAACAGCACCGTCACTACCGGCAGTTTCGTTGATCACTGAAATACGAAATTCAGTCTCGGCTCTATCATAAAGAAGAAACCCCGGATCATCTACTGTTCCACTTTCTAACAGAATTGCATTAGCTCCTGTATCATCTTCATTATTTTGTGCGATAGGAACTCCAGAAGCAAATCGTAGTGCCCGTTCTACATCAGGAACTATTGTTGTTGTGGTGCTTGCTTTTAAATAAAATGCATTTGAAGAAGATGCCGTAGGATAATCATCTGAAATAAGAAAAAGAACATCATTGCCGCCAAACTCTGTTACTCTGTATGAGGAAGATGGGGATAATTTGCCAATGATAGCTTCATGTGCTGCGTCATCAGCTGTCTGTGCTGCTGT